TTGATCGTCGGCTCGATTGCATGGGGCTGGTTGTACGGAATGAACGTCCTGATCGCCGCAGCTCGCGTGCCGTTGCTGATCAGACACATAGTAGACGGGCAATAAGTAGCACCGCCGACCTGCTGAAACGGCGGCGCCTGCGCTCCCTAATTCGGACACTCTGAAACCGACGCGTTCCGCTGCCCTGCTGCGGGCGGTCAACCACGCCCATCGAAAGGACAGCCATCGCATGACGCGGTTTCGCCAGTTCGGCGCGATCACCAAGGTCGAGGATCAGGAAGACGGCACGATCAAGGTCTGGGGCGTCGCCTCGTCCGAGACGCGCGACCAGCAGGGCGAGACGATCACCGCCGCGGCGATGAAGGCGGCTTTGCCCGATTACGGTCGCTTCCCGGCGCTGCGGGAGATGCACGAGCCGAGCGCCGCCGGGCGCGTAGTCGAGGCAGAGGTCGACGATCACGGCATCACCCAGATCTGCGCACATGTCGTCGATCCGCTGGCGATCACCAAGGTGCGCGCAGGCGTCTATGCCGGCTTCTCGATCGGCGGGAAGGTGCTGAAGCGCGACACTACCGACCGCAGCGTGATCACCGCGCTGAAGCTGGTCGAGATCAGCCTGGTCGACAGTCCCTGCAACCCCGACGCCGTCATCAACATGTGGAAGGCCGATATGGATTATGTGCCGAGTGGCGACGAGGTGGTCGCGAAGGCCCGCGAACTGGCCGAGGATGCGGGGTCGCGGCGATACAAGGATTTCCTGTTCAAGGCGCGCGAAAGGCTGATCGCCGCGGCGCTGGCGAGCGAACTGGGTGACGACGAAGACGACCAGGACGAGGATCGGGACCCAGATGCGGGGGTCGACGCCGATGCTCCCACCACGGATCCGGACGGCGGCAAGCCGGACGACCAGGATAAGCAACCGCCCGCGAAGCCCGGAACCAGACCGGCGGCCGACGAGCAGACCCCTGCCCGTCCCAAGCCCGGTGCGCAGCCCGCAGCCAAGCCGCAGCCAAAGCCGGAATCGGCCGACCCGCAAGCCGAAACCGATGCCGACACGGGCGATTCCGACGCGCAGCGTAATGACGATGCACCGGCCGATGCCCACGACGACGCACCGCCGCCCAAGTCCAGGACCAAGCCGGCGCCGGATAGCAAGGATCGGGTAAAGCGTGTCGCGACCGGCGATGCCGGCAACGACACTGATGACACCGACGCGGATGACGCCGGGGCAGCCCAGGCCGATGCCGATCGCGTCCAGGCAGCACACGATCACCTCGTCGCGCTGGGCGCACTATGCTGTAAGGAAAATTGCGGCGACGCGGACCAGACGCCGGCGGACGCTGCCAACCGTTCTCGCCCGCAGGCTGCCTCACCTGCTCACGATCCCGAGGAGGATACCGAGAAGCTGCGGCGCGGCGACGCGCTGGGCGACACCACGATGGCCGACCTAGCCAAACGCTTCGGCGACAGCATCACCACACTGAACGCGACGATCGGCGACCTGGCCAAGCGACTGGAACGGGTCGAGGCTGAGCCCGCCGCCCCCCGGACCGCGGCCGGGCCGCTGCGCGCGGTGAGCAAGGCCGAAGACGCTTCTCCCAATACCGCCGATGGCGCGTCGGCGATCAGTGCCGACGAGCTGAAGAAAGTGATCGACACCCTCCCCGAGCAGGAGCGCGGCCAATTCCTGCTGCGCATCGCCTTGTCCAATCCCACCCTGGTTCACGCGGCCCGCGCAGCCGCCTGACCCTGTCGCCCGCGCCATCGCGCGCGGGCCTCATTCCTGCGCCTATCCAAAGGACGGATAGCAATGACCAACCTCACTCCCGACGAGATCAAGAAGTCGCTCGTCTCCAGCCTGTCGAACCCCGACGAGAATATTTCGCGCGCCATCATGCTGATGGCGGGCGGACGTCCCGACATGGTCGAAAAGGCGATTTCGACCGGCACCGGACTGGTCGCCTATGACTTGCAGGCGCCGGCCAAGAACCTGTATCCGGTCAATACGCCGATCATCAAATCACTGCCCCGCGTCGGTGGCGGGGGCGGCACCGCGACCAACTGGAAGTCCGTCACGGCGTTGACGGGATCTGGCTTCGACAACACGCCATGGGTGCCCGAGGGCCAGCGCGCCGGGCAGATGGCCTATACCACTGCCGATCGCGCGGCGCCGTATCGGACGCTGGGCGAGGAAGACCAAGCGACGTTCGAAGCGATCTCGGCCGGCCGTACCTTCGAGGACATCAAGGCGTCGATGACGCAGCGCCTGCTGCAGAAGACGATGCTGAAGGAAGAAGCCGGCGTGATTTTCGGCAACGCCTCGCTGGCGCTGGGAACGCCGAGCGCGCCGACGCTGAGCGCAGGCGGTACCGGGTCGACCCTGCCGGGATCGGTGACCTATTCGGTGATCGTCGTCGCACTGACGATGGAAGGCATGCGCAACAGCACGCTGACCAACGGCGTTGCGACGTCGAAGTCGGTGACCGGCGCCGACGGCAAGAGCTTTTCGATCAATGGCGGCTCGTCGATGAAATCTTCGGCCGCGAGCCAGGCGACGACTGCAGGCCAAGCGCTGTCGTGCAGCGTCCCGGCGATCCAGGGCGCGGCGGGCTATGCCTGGTTCGTCGGCACCGCGGGGAGCGAGAAGCTCGAGGCGATCAGCTCGACCAACAGCGTGGTGTTCGCCAAGCCTCTCGCCGGCACCGGTCAGGCGGCGAGCGCGGTCACCGCGGATTGCTCGACCAACTCGACCGCATTCGACGGCCTGCTGACCACGGCGCTGAAACCCGGATCGGGCGCGTACGTCAACTATCTCGCCACCGGCACGCCGGGCGCGGGCACGACGCTTACCTCTTCCGGTCAGGGGTCGGTGGCCGAGATCGACGTAATGATGCAGTCGATGTGGGACAATTATCAGTGCTCGGTCGACGTGCTCTATGTGAACAGCCAGGAGCAGCGCAACATCACCAAGAAGGTGCTGGCGTCGGGCACCGCGTCGCTGCTCAACTACTTCCAGGATCCGAAGGCGGGCGAGGTCGCGCTGACCGCCGGCGGCGTGGTCGAATATTATTATAACCCCTACCTCAACAAGAAGATTCCCATCCGCCTGCATCCCAATGTGTCGGCGGGGACGATCCTGGGCTGGGCTGGCGATTTGCCTGTTCAGTATCAGTCGAGCGAGGTGCCCAATGTCGCGGAGATGAAAGTCCGCCGCGATTACTATCAGATCGACTGGCCGATCACGACGCGCGCCGAAATGTCGGGCGTGTATGTCGAAGAGACGCTGGCGGTCTATGCGCCGTTCGCGATGGGCGTGATCGCCAACATCGCCAACGGCTGACCCCTCCCTCCCTCCCGGGCGCCCACCCCTAGACCCCGGGCTTTCCATGGCCCCGCCGCGATGACCGGCGGGGCCTTTTCATTTTTCGACAGGAGACGCCGCGTGGCTGACAACCTTTCCCCGCGCCGTGCGCCGAAAGCGGCGGTCGTTGATAGCGTCGCGATGCATCATGAGGATGGCACCGGGTGCAGCTGGCGCGGGCGATCGTTCGCGGCCGATGCCAAGGGCGTCGTGACCGTACCGGTCGCGGCGGCAGCCGAGCTGCTCGTGCATGGCTTCAGCTTCGTGGGTCGATGACGTCATGGCGACAAGCGACCTCACCAACCTGTCGGCGGTCAAACGCTGGCTTAATATTTCGAGCGATAATGAGGATGCCCTGCTGACCGATCTGGTCACCCAGGTGTCGGCATTCGTCGAGAACACCATCCAGCGCACCGTCCTGACGGCGACGCATGTCGAAACTTATCGCGGCACCGGCGGATCGCGGTTCTTGCTGAGGAATTGGCCGGTCCAGTCGGTAACGTCCGTCGAATGGGGGGAGACGCGCATCGACAATATAGTCGATGCAGTCGGCAACGCGTCGGGCGTCGCGACCGATGGGCGCAGCGCGATCCTGGTCGGATCACGAACGCCGTACGATCGGCCGGTGCGGGTTACCTACGTGGCGGGATACGACACGGTTCCCGCCGATTTGATGCTCGCGGTCACCGAACTGGTCGGCGAAGCCTATTCGGCGCGAACGCATATCGGCGAGACCAGCCATGCGAGTTCGGGCGCGACCACCGTCGCGTTCAGCCGCGAGGCGATGCACCAGGCGGTGCTTGCGCGTCTCAACAATTACGTGCTGGCGGCGCCGTTATGAGCGTGACGCTGGACGCGGAGGCGTTGAGTGCCGGGCTCGACCGGCTGTCGTCGCAAGTGTCGGCGGCGGTCGAGGCCAAGGTAGCGGCGGCGACCACCGAACTGCAGCGGCATGTGATCGATGACAAACTCCACGGCCAGATGCTGAACGAGCGTACCAGTCGGCTGGCCGGTGCGGTCGAACGCACGGTCGAGGCCAAAGGCGACAACGTCGTTGGCCAAGTATTCGTCAACGATAGCGTGCGTTATGCAGCAATCCTCGAACAGGGTGGCAGCACGTCGCCGCACGACATCGTGCCCGACAAGGCCAAGGCGCTCGCCTTCGCGGTGGGTGGCAAGCGTGTCTTCGCGCGGGTGGTTCACCATCCCGGATCGCGCTTTCCGGCGCGCCCCTATCTGGCGAGCGCTTTGAGTGATGAGGCTGACGAGATCACCGCGGCGCTGAAATTAGCGGCAGTTACCGCCGCGCAGGAGGCGATCGGATGACCAGTCGCAACCAGCTGTTCGACGCGCTCCTGGCGCTCGCCGACGTGCGTTGGGGCAATGACGAGGCGTTCGTCGAGCGTTCGCGCCGGCTCAAGATGTGGGACAAGGCGCCCGTCCCCGGACTCTACCAGATCGAGGGCACCGAGACGGTAGCCTCGCTCGATGGCCAGCTCGACAAGCACAGTCTGCGCGCCAGCTGGATCATCTATCATCGCGGCGGCAAGGACCAAGCCGCGACCCCTGCCGAAACCAGCAACGCAATCCTCGACGCGGTCGAGACGGCGTTCCGACCCGCGCTTCCCGGCGCCCGGCAGACGCTCGGCGGGCTAGCGTATAGGGCATTTATCGACGGCACGATCCACAAGGACAATGGCGACCTGGACGGTCAGGCCATGCTGATCGTCCCCATCACCATCATCCTTCCCTGACGACAACGGAGAAACCAATGGCACGATCGCAATTCGCCTCGGCCGATACCGATCCCCTGACGGCAGTCGGCGATCCAGTCCCGACGCCCTCGCCACTGCGCTTCGCGGCGCCAGCCCATGTCAGCGCGATCACGCTGTCGACCGAGCGCGAAATCCATGTCGAGGACGGTGTGCTTATAGTGCCCGACGACCTGAGTGACGACGAGCGGCGGCAGATCGCTCGCGCCGGGTTCACTGCCATCTAGTTACGGATCACTTTCAACCACGAACGCCAATGCCCGCTTCTTGCGGGCTTTTTATTGGAGAATTGGCATGGCCATGTACAATTTCGGTGCCGGGGTGCTGTGGGGCACGCCGACCTTTGACGCGACGGGCGCGGCGATCGCCAACCCCACGCCGCTGATGCTGGCGGTGACGCAGGAAGTCTCGATCGACATCAGCGGTGACATCAAGGAGCTTTACGGTTCCAACCAGTTCCCGGTAGCGGTCGGCCGCGGCAAGATGAAGATCACCGGCAAGTGCAAATACGGCCAGTTCAACGGTGCTGTGATGAACAGCCTGTTCTTCGGCCAGACGGTGACGTCGAGCCTGTACAGCATCGTCAACGACGTCACAGGCGCGACCATCCCGGCCACGCCCTTCACGATCACGCCGACCGTGCCGGGCAGCGGTACTTGGGCGAGTGACCTCGGCGTACGCGACGCCACGGGCAACCCGATGACGCGCGTTGCCTCGGCCCCCACCGCCGGCCAGTATAGCGTCACCGCTGGCGCGTATCTGTTCGCATCCGCCGACACCGGCAAGCTGGTCTTTATCAGCTACAGTTATACCGCGACCTCGACGGTGGCGAAGACCTCGGTCGTGCAGAACATCCAGATGGGTCAGGCGCCGACCTTTCGCGCCGATTTCTTCAATCAGCTTGGCGGCAACGGGCTGGCATTGACCTTGTTCGCCTGTGTCTCGAGCAAACTCGCGCTACAGACCAAGATCGATGACTTCATGATCCCGGAACTCGATTTCTCGGCATTCGCCGATCCGTCGGGCAACGTGCTGAAATGGGGGTCGGCGCAGTAAGATGGCGACCATCCACATTCTGGGGCGCGATTTCGCGATCGCGCCCTACAAGCTCGGCGAATTGCGCCGGGCCGCGCCGTTCATCGACAATATCCAGCGCAAGGCTGACGGCAGCGGGTTGCTATCCGACCTGATGGACTCCGCCGTCGACCTGCTAAATGTACTGTCGATCGGGCTGGTCAAGATCGATCCGACGCTGACCGCCGACTATCTGGAAGCGAACGTGTCGATGGACGAGTTCGCCGGCCTGCAGACCGCTTTCGTGGCATTAAGCGCAGAATCGGGGCTCACGCGGAAGGGGGAAGCGACGGCTCCCCCGGCGCCGGCGCCGGAGGGAGCCTCGAACGAGGGCTTACCGACCTCGTTCACGACCTGATCGCCGCCGGGATCGAAGGCGGGTCGAAGCGGGCGATCGAGGACGATTGGAGTTTGGACGATGTCGAGGCGCAGTATCGCGTTTGGCGTCGCACCGGCCCTCCGCTCAACATCGCCGCAGTCGCCATCGCGCGATCGTTAGGCGTCGACCTTGTCCGATCGGAGAGCACGCCGGAAAGCAAGCCCCACGACCTCGCTCCAGATCGCCCAACCCTGGCCGGGCTCGCCAACGACGTCGCGATGCCGATTGCTGGTGGCGACACGCAAGCCGCATCGCGTGCCATCCTAATGAAGTTGAAGGAAATGACATGACCGACGCGGTGTTCATCCGGATCGTCGCCGACACATCCGGCGTGGGCGCCGCGTTGGAGGAGATCAAGGACGGCCTGCACGACCTGAAGAGCGTTGTTCAAGGCATGGCCGAGGGCTTTGCCCAAGGCTTCGACGGCATTCGCAATGCCGCGGCGCTGGGCGAGCAGGCGATCGACGATTTCAACACCAGCCTGCGTGCCGCGAAGCCGGAGGAATTCGCCTCATCCCTCGGCAAGGCGACCCAAGCTGCCGCCGCGCATGCCAAGGCGATCAAGCAAACCGCTACCGAAGCGCGCACAGCCGCAAACACCATCGCGGCGTTCGGCAGCGCGATCGGTGCGGCGTTCGCGATCGGAGAGCAACTGTTCGGTGCGGGGCAGAAGGTAGCCGAAATCGCCGTTGAAATGGGTAAGGCGGCCGAGGAGACCAATCGGTTCGCCCAGCGCCTCGGCATGTCCGCGCGCCAGGTGCAATTGTTGCAGGCGATGTCGAAGGCGACTGGTGTCGATTTCGACAAACTGGCGGAGAGCACCGCCACGCTGAGCAAGACCTTCGCCAAGAGCCCCGATAGCTTCAAGAAACTCGGCATCGACATCAAAGCCGGCTCAGACCAGATGACAATCTTGACGGCGGTCGCCGGCAAATTCGCCCAGACCGCCGACGGGCCGGAAAAGACCGCGATGGCGTTCAAGCTGATGGGCAGCAGCGCGTCGGAGATGATCCCGTTCCTCAACCAGGGCGCGGGCGGACTAGCCGACCTCACGCAGAAGGCGCAGGAATATGGCGCCGTCAACGACGACGCGGTCCAAAAAGGGTTGGCGCTCGCCGGTAGCGTCAACGAAGCCAAGCTCGCCTGGTCGGGCCTCAGTCAGACGCTGACTGAAGCTTTCGCCCCGGTGTTGAAGGAGGTCGTCGACGACTTCAATTCGATGGTCGCGGCCATCACCAAGTCGTATGAATCCGGCGGGGCGGCGAAGATCATCTTCGATGGTCTCTCGGAGGCCTTCTCGGCCCTCATCCAGATGGCGAGCGATCTGCTCGGCGGGCTGCAAGGCCTGTTTCAGGTCACTGGCGGTGACAGCGTCGACTGGGGCAAGGAGATCAAGGATACGATCGACGAGGCAGTGGCCGACTTCAAGGAGATGATCGTCCAGATCGTCTGGTTCGTCGCGAAGACCGAGGAGCAATATTACCTTTCCCGTTACCACACCGAGACGTGGTGGGCGGGCGTCAAGCAGACATATGACAACTTCATGCTGGGCGTCGACGAGATCGTCGCCAAGGTCCAGGTTCTCGGCATGGTGGTCCAGGAGGCGCTCAACTTACAGTGGGGCGATATCGCGGCGACCTGGGACAAGGGAATGGCCCAGATCCAGGACGTTGTCGCGCGCCGCGGGGCAATGATCGCCGCTGAGGCTGCGAAGGCGAATGCCGACGCTCGAAAGAACGTTCTCGAGGCCGCCCAGGTCGATCTGAGATACGCCATCTGGTCGACGAATTTCGTCAAGCCACGCGCGCCGGCTTCGAAGGGTATCCAGTCGAGAACCAGCGGCGGTGACGGCGGCGGCGATAACCATGGCAGAAGTTCTAAGCCGAGCCCAGCCGCAAGCAACAAGAAGAGCGTGATCGATGAAGATCGCGCCGAACTGCAAAAGAAGTTGCTCGACAAGAAGAACTGGGGTGCCGATGCCACGCAGATCGAGCTCAAATTCTGGAAGGACAAGCTAGCGGCGACCAAGGCGGGCGCGAAGGAACTGAGCGCCATCAATACTGAAGTTCAAAAAGCCGATCTGGCGGCAATGAAGAAGGGGCAGCAGGAGCAACTCGCCAACATCAAATCGACCTTGGCAATCGACACCGACCTCGCAAAGTCCAAGACCGCGCTCACCAAGGCCGGCCTGCAAGACAAGCTCGACGCGATCGACGAAGAGGAGCGTGCCGGCGAGATCAGCGCCGTGCAGGCAGTCGCCATGCGGGCCAAGCTCAATGAACAGCTTCGGCAACTGGATATCGATGCCGCGACGGCTGAGTATAATCTGAAGCACGACGCGTTGAAGCGGGAACTCAAGATTGAGTATCTAGGCGTCGAAGCGCAAGCCGATATCAACCGTCAGAAAATCGAGCTCGAGCAGGAATATCAGAACCGCATCCGCGTCATGAACGCGCAGAACGCGACGGCGACGGCGAAGGATGCCAACGCGGCCACCGACGCGGTCCGCGCCAAGTGGCAGAGCGTCTTCCAACCGATCGCCCAAGCGTGGTCGCAATCGATGCAGGGGATGCTCCAGGGAACCACTAATCTGCGCAAAGCCCTGCTGAACATCGGCAGCGCGATCGAGCAAGAAGCATTCGAGTGGATCACAAAGGTACTTACGCGATTCCTGGTGGCGGAAGCGACCAAGACAAGCGCGACCGCAGCCGGCGCCGCCACGCGCAGCGGGATCGAGGAGGCGGCGTCGGTCAAGTCGATCGCCCTGAGCGCCATCACCGCGTTGAAACAGATCGTCCACCAGGCCGCGGTCGCCGCCGCCGGGGCTTATGCCGCGATCGCCCGTATCCCCTATGTCGGACCGGTGCTGGCACCTGCTGCGGCCGCGGCCGCGCTGTATGGTGTTTATGCGCTCGGCAAATCCGTCCTGAGTGCGGAGGGTGGCCTGGGCGAGGTTCCCTCAGACGGAACGCTGATCAGCGCCCATGCTCGCGAGATGGTGCTTCCGGCCAATCTCGCTGTGCCGCTGCGGCAAATGCTGCTGTCAGGCGGCGCGGCGAACAACAACGCGCCGCGCGCGGCAAACGATGGCGGTACCGCCTTCCACTATCATGATCATGCCGGCACTCGCACGCCGGACGACATCAGGGCCAATTTGGATGCCTTCGCCCGGACGATCAAGAAAGCCCACCGCGCCGGCAAGCTCGGCTTTGCGCTTCCCACGAGCTAGGGCGCTGTCCGCATCCTAGAGCGGGGTCCGTTTGGCGGCCTCGGTCGCGGCACCCTCTTTTTTCAGCCGGTTATAGTCACCGGTCGAAACGAGGAGTTTGCCGACTCTGGGACCGAATGGGTCGGCGGACTGATAATCGACAGTGAAGCCAGGATGCTTCCAGATGACATGCTTGGTCGCTATCGAAACGTTGCCGACCACCTGATGGTCGTCAATAACCTGCGTCGGCTTGCCGAACTTGGCGGTCAACTGGGCGATGATGTAAGCGGCGGCGGCATTTCCGGGTGTCGATGCCTCTATTCCGATGACCTTGTCGTCATCCTTGGCGAGATAGGCGACGATCATGTTAACCGAGCTGATCTCGGGCTTGGCCTCTTGCGGGAAATAAACGTCCACAACCCTCAACGGCACCGTGCTCAACTGGTACGGCAGGCGCGCGCAGATATTGGGTTGCTCGAGTTCATAGGCCGGCATTTCGCTGGAGCTTAAGGGCATACCTTCCATGCGTCGGCATTCCGGCAGCGTAACCGGCGCCCCCAATTGGACACCGAACACGGACGGGAGCGCTTGCGCGTTTGCCGCGCCGGCCGACAGGCAAGCCGCGGGCCACAGTAACCATCTGATCTTGCGCTTTACCCTACCGACCATAACCACCCCGCAGTGACTGTTCCGTTGTTGAAGTGCGACGCTACCATCCGGTCGGCGCATCGCAAGAGGGGCTGCGCATCGATAGATCGAAAACGGAGCAAAAAGCTTCCCACTTGGCGTGACGGAGGCGACGCCCGCGCCACTGCGTAACCACGCCGCCCGCGACCTGTCCGCGGTGCTGAGAATCGTGAACCCGAGCGCGTTTGCCACATCGCGTCACCGACGCAGCGGCGCGACGACATTGTGCCCGGCCGCTCCCAGGATCAACGCACCCATTGGATTGGAGACGAGATTGCCCACGCTCTATCTGCCGACACGTTGGCTCGTCACCTCCGATCCGTCGATCGACGACCCGGACGTGTTCCCGACCCTGATCGGGCAATCGTTCCTGGTCGCGAAGACGCCGACCTGGGCGACGAAGATCGCGACGGCATCATCCGGCCGCGAGCGCCGGCGCAAGACCTGGTCGTATCCGCGGTGGCAGTTCAAGGTGTCGTACGAGGTGTTGCGCGACCTGCCGTCCGCGCCGGACCTCGAGCGGCTGGCGGCATTCTTCCTGTTGCACGGCGGGCAATATCAGGAATTCTTCTTCTTTGATCCGGGCGACAACACCGTCGCCGCCCAGCGATTCGGGATCGGCGACGGGGTAACGACCAAGTTCCAGCTTACTCGGAGCATGGCGTTCGGCAGCGCGACCTTCACCGAGCCCGTCGGCGGCGTGCTCGGAACGCCGACGGTGTTTGCCGACACCAATCCGATCGCCAGCTTCACGGTCGGTCCGCGAGGATCGATCACGTTCGCCAGCGCGCCCGCGGCCGGAAAAGTGCTGACCTGGACCGGGCGCTTCATGTTCGTGTGCCGCTTCGACGACGACGCGCTCGAGCTCAATCAGATGATGCAGAGCCTGTGGTCGCAGGACGGGCTCTCCTTCACCACGACCAAGGGCTGACCATGAAAGCTGCATCGCCTGCGCTGATCACCTTGCTCAACAGCGGCGCGGACTTCCAGATGGTCGACCTGTGGACGATCACGCTGGTCGGCGGCGCCGTCATCAGATGGTCGGGCGGCGACGTACCGATCGTGTCGGGCGGTCACGTCTACGCACTTGGTCCGATGATCGAGCGGCAGGACATCAGCGAGAAGATCGGGCTCGACGTCACGACCGTCGACATGGCGATCACCGCGAACTCGGACGATCTGATCAACGGTGTACCGGTCATCCCGTTCATCCGGGGGCATGGATTCGATGGCGCGAATGTCAGGCTGGACCGTGCCTTCCTGACCGATTGGAGCCTGCCGGTGGTCGGCACGGTGTTGAGGTTTTCGGGGCGCGTCACGGCGATCAGCGCGATCACGGGCGACAGCGCCACGATCACGGTGTCGTCCTGGACCGTATTGCTCAACGCCAATATGCCGGCCAATCTCTATCAGGCGGCCTGCCTCCATTCGGTCTATGACGCTGGCTGCGCACTCGATCCGTCGGCCTTCGCGGTCACGGGCATTGTCGGCGCTTCCCCGGTTCCGACCCTCAGAGTGTTCGACACGAGCCTGACGCCACCGGCCAATGATTTCGCGCAAGGGCGCATCGTTTTCACGTCTGGGCCGAACACCGGCATTTCGGCGACAATCATGTCGAACGATGCGGCGGGTCTATTCCAGCTCGTCTCGCCCCTCCCCGCGCTGCCGGTCGCCGGCAACACGTTCACCGCCTATCCGGGGTGCGATCTGACACAGAGTCGCTGTTCGGTCCGGTTCAACAATCTCGGCCGGTTCAAGGCGACGCCGTACGTCCCGGTGCCGGAAACCGCGTTCGGATGACGCGCGAGGATGTCGTGCGCGAGGCACTCCGCTGGGAAGGAACGCCGTATCATCACCGGGCGCGGCTGCGCGGCGTCGGGGTCGACTGTGCGATGCTGCCGGCGGCGGTCTATGAAGCGGTGGGGCTGATCCCGCGGGTCGAGCCCGATTACTCGCCGCAATGGATGCTGCATCGCGACGAGGAGCAGTTCCTGGGCTGGGTCACCCGCTTTGCCCACGAGATCCCGCGCGACGCGGCCAGGCCTGGCGATCTCGCGATCTGGAAATACGGACGCTGCTATTCGCACGCGGCGATCGTCATCGACCTGCCCGAAGTGCTGCACGCCGTGATCCGTGGCGGCGGCGTGGTGCGCGGCAGCGCCGACCGCGATGAGGAGCTGCGCTCCCGGCCGGTCAAGTTTTTTTCCCTGTTCGAGGACCAATGATGGGCGGCAAGTCTACCTCGACCACATCGCCGAAACTCAACGGGCTGCAGGTGCAGTCCTCCACCCTGGGCCTACCCATATCCTTGGGCTGGGGTCGAGGCCGAATGAAGTGCAATTTGATGTGGTATGGCGCCTTCACCGCGATCGCGCACACCACCAAGACCGGCGGCGGCAAGGGCCTGGGCGGTGGGTCGAAGAACACGACCTATACCTACACCGCCTCCATCATGATGGGCATCTGCGAAGGCGGCGCGAGCGGCATCCAGGGCATCCGCACGATCTACAAAGACACGGCCGTCCTGACCTCGCTGTCGGCCGCCGGCCTGAGCCTGGCAACGGGCACGCCAACGCAACCGGTGTGGAGCTACCTGACTTCCAAAGTGCCGGCGCAGGCGATTCCCTATAGCGGCATCGCTTACGTCTATGCCCAGGATTATGATCTTGCCGACAGCGCTACGCTGTCGAACCACAGTTTCGAAATCGACTTCGGCGTGCAGCTGAGCGGTGTCGCGAACGGCGATGCCGATCCGAGGGACATCATCACCGATTTCCTGATCAACCCCGCTTACGGCGTACCGATGTGGGGATCGGGCTTGATCGGCGACCTGTCCGACTATTCGCTCTATTGCCGCGCCAACAACCTGCTCTTGTCACCCGTGCTCGAATCGCAGTCGAGCGCGGCGTCCGTCCTGGAGGAATGGCTGACCGCGACGAACTCGGCCGCCTTCTGGTCCGAGGGCATGCTCAAGATCCGGCCCTATGGCGACGCATCGGCATCAGGGAACGGCGTCACCTGGAATCCGAACCTCACGCCCGCTTATGACCTGACCGAGGACGATCTGATCGTCGACGACAGCGGCAATGCCGTGTCGATCGAGATCGTCGATCAGTCCGACGCCTATAACATCGTTCAGTTCGAATTCCTGGACCGCAGCCAGCAATATAATGTCGGCATCGCAACCGCCCAGGATCTGGACAACATCGTTACGTTCGGGCGACGCAAGCAGGATCCGACGACAGTCCATTGCATCTGCGACGCGGACATCGCGCGCAAGGCGGTGCAACTCTATGCCCAACGCGTTCTCTACACGCGCGAGAAATACACGTTCAAACTGCCGTGGAACTTCGCGCTGCTCGAACCCACCGACCTCGTCACGCTGACGACGACCACCGATTCACTGCTGCTCGATCGCGTGCTGGTCCGGATCACCGAGATTGGCGAGGACGCAGACGGGTTGCTGGCGATCACGGCGGAGGGCGTTCCCATCGGCATTGCCTCGGCCGCTCTCTATGCCTCGCACTCCGGTTCGGACGGTTACAAGGCGAATACCGATATCGCGCCGGGATCCGTATCGGCGCCTTGGCTGTTCATCGCGCCGCCGAACCTTGCCGGACTCGATCCCGAGATGTGGGTGGCCGCCGCGTCGACCTCACCGACCTGGGGCGGCTGTCAGGTCTGGGTCAGCACCGACGGGGCGGACTATTCGATGGTCGGCACGATCGATGGCCCGGCGCGCTATGGCACGCTTACCTCCGCTCTGGCGGCGGGTGCCGATCCCGACACCACCAACACACTGGCGGTCGACCTGTCGAACAGCCTGGGGCAACTCGACAGCGTCAGCACCTCCGACCGCGACGCCGGGGTCACCTTGTGCATGGTCGGGGACGAAGTGGTGTCTTATCGGACGGCAACCCTGACCGCGGCCAACCGCTATAACCTGACCCAGTTCCGCCGCGGCCAGCGCGGCACAATCTCGAGCGCGCATGCCAGTGGGACGAGCTTCGCGCGGATCGACGATGCGATCTTCAGGTTCGGCTATGACGCCAGCAATGTCGGCGACACGATTTACGTCAAACTTCCCTCGTTCAACATCTACGGCCGTGGGCTCGAGGATCTGGCGAGCGCCACCGCTTATTCGATCGCGATCGGCTCGGCGCCGGCGCGCGCCGCATATCGCGACATCAAATTCATGCGTTCTTATGCGCAGCCGCCGACGCCCATCGGCGATAATCCCCCGGGTTGGTATGACGGCATACCGGCCGGAACGGCGACGATCTGGTCCAGCACGGCACTCAAGACCGCGAACGGCACGCTGTTGGGCATCTGGACCGCGCCGCAATCGCTGTCCGGCCTGACGCCCCGCGGCGATTATGATGGCAGCGCGACCTATTTCCTGAATAACAGCGTCGCCTATGGCGGCGGCAGCTACGTCGCGACCCAGGACAATTTCGTCGGCCACGCGCCGACCGGCACCGGCCAGGCCAACGCATATTGGGACGTGCTGGCAGCACCTGGCAGCGCCGGGGCGCCGGCCGTGCCGCCAGGGGCCTTTGCGGCGACGATCAGCGTCCCATCGGGGTCCGCGGTCAACCTGCGGTCGTTGGCCGATGCAGCCGGCTATACCGGCAATTCGGACGCGACGGTGACCTTCAACGTCCCCAACGGCGTCAACATCACCGGGCTTGCGAGCGGCGGCATCGGCATCGACACCGGAACCTGGCCGACCACGTCCCACACGATCGCGCTGACACTGGTCATCCAGAGCGGCGGGTCGGTCAGCGGCGGCGGGGGTAACGGCGGGAGCGGAGGGGGTGCCGGCATGGCCGGCGGCGACGCCATTTATGTCCGGGTACCGATGTCGGGCGGGATCACGATCAACGCCGGCGGCGCGGTGCGCGGCGGCGGCGGCGGCGGCGGGTCCAACGCGATGGCGTCCCCGTACAAGATCGGGACCGGCGGCGGCGGTGGCGGCGCGCCGAACGGCCAGGGCGGTGCTGGCAGCGAGGGCTACCTGACGACCGGCACCGATGGCCAGGATTGGTCGGCGGGCGGCGCGGGTGGCTCGCCGGGCGGCGGCGCCGGCGGCAACTATGCCAGCGCAGGTAGCGCATCGGGCGGAGGAACGCCGGGCGGCGGCGCCGGCTTCGCCGTCCGCAAGAACGGCAACGCCGTCACCGTCACCAACAGCGGCACGATGACCGGATCCGCCGCGTAACCACACCACGTCTTTCCAAAGGACTGGCCTCAATATGCAATATTACGAGTTCATCGCCTCCCGTGGCGACACGGGGGCCGTGCTGCCGCTCGCCAAGGTCACCGTGTTTCTGGCGGGCACGGCTACGCTGGCGTCGATCTATGATAGTGCCGGTGCCGGTCTGGCGAATCCGACAACGGCGGCGACGTCCGGGCTGGTAGGGTTTGCGGCAGCCAATGGCGCCTATGACGTTCAGATAGCGTCAGCGGACGGATCGTATCTCGCGCCGAAGGTCCATGACCTGCAGCTGTATGATCTGTCGCAGTTAGATGCGCAGGTTGCGGCTGTCACGACTGCGACGACCGCTCCGGGGTTCGTTGCGGTCGTTGCCGACCTGGCGCTCGGCGCGGCGAGCAAGATCGGGACGGTGGCCGCCGACTTACTGAGCGGCGCCAGCAACATCGCGGTAGTCGCGACTGACCTGGCTTTGGGCGGTGCATCGCTGATCAGACAGGCGTTGTCGAATGCGGCGGCGGCGGCGTCTTCCGCGGCGGCGGCGGCTGCGAGTGCTGCAAGCGTGCCAGCGGGAGCCGCTACGTACATTGAAAGCCACGGGCCACCAGCCAACAATATCGGCACGCCTGGCGCTTTCTATTTCGATCTGGATAGCAGCTACTTGTACGGGCCTAAGACCGCGGTCGGTTGGCCGGCTGGAGCGCCTTCGGCGCGTGGCACGCTTCCATCGGCCACTCGGGTTCGAATTGATCTCCGCGCGGTCGGCGCCACGTTGCCGACGAGTCAGGCGACCGTGACGCGAGCCAGCTCATCTACCGACATGTTGGCGAGCGACCCGTACACCTATTCCCCGACCACCTATGGCAATAATGTTCCGGTCATCAGGCCAGGCAAAGGCCTGTTCGCATTCATGCGCGCGCAGCAGTTGCTTAACGCTCCAGGCGCACCCGTCATCGAAACGGTGGCGGTCCCGGTCGGTTGGATCGCGGTGACTGCTTGGGGTCCAGCAGGCAGCAGTTATACGAGCGCGCCTGGTTCAACCGGCGGCGCGGTGGGAACGGGATTCGGCACGCTCGCCGGTGACGCGGGCATTCCGCAATACATCAATATCACGACCGCCGGCACGATAACACTGACGCCGTCCGGTGGGCTTACCAAGGCCAATGTGGTTATTAATCCATCGGCCCCGTCAGTCACCGAGGCAGTGCCTTACATCGCCTCGCAATCGACCCGAGAAGCCGATCAGATTCCGGCGGGCTCCGCCTTCCTGTCAGCGCTGCAATCGCCGCAAGGATATCTGTTAATGGGAGTTTCGGATGTGAACGTCCGAAACTATGGCGCGCCGCCATGCTTCCTCGGGCTCAACAATGTCGCTGCAGGGTTTGTAAATAGCAACACGACGGTCAGTCTAACCGACGTCGGCGGCCACACCACGTTCAACACGCTTGGCAACGACACCTTTTCGAAGGGAGCAACTGTCGGGCGCACATGGGACGCGACCGCTACGACGAGTTTTGGTGCGGGGAGCCGCTTCGAGACGTCTCATCCTTTCGCGCACAACAACGGCGTCGCGGTCACATCGGTGGCAATCGGTTGCCCGAAAGGCAGCGGTAACGCCAGCGGCCAGCAGACACTAAACGGCTGCATCGGGTGGTGGGAATATGACGCTGCTGCCCGCCTGAGCGACGAGGCGCTATGGAACGCCTATACCTCGCAACCGGCGCCCACGCTCGACTCCTTGCTCAAGAATTATGTTGGCGCGACTCAGTTTACCAAGTTCATTGCGTCGGTGCACCAACTTCGGGCCGGCGTGATCGACCATGTCAAAGTGGGGATCATTGGCCCGTCCCATGAAGGTGGCGTGGGCTTAGCGGGTGATACCGACATCCGATCAAATAGCTGGATGTCGCAAATGGTGGCAGACCTCGAAGCCGATGGCTTCAGTGTCGCGGAAGCCTTTTGCAGCGCGGGGTCGCAGACGTTCTCGGGCGGCACGATGAAGCACGACGCCCGGCTTAGCTACACGGGCACAGCTCCCACCATGATTGGGATCGACTTTGGCAGGTTCGTATTTAACCTCCCGGCAGGCACCATCCTGACCTTCAATTCGGGCCGCGCCAATAGCCGCTTCGTGCTTTATCCCTATACCGACGCCACGGGGCGAGGAACGGTTGAGGTTTCGATCGATGGCGGCGTCACGCCGATCGCGGCGAACGAAACCGGCCTGGCTAGCAACGGCACGACTTCGGCGTCCTTCACAGGGTCGATCACGAATGGCGTGCTCACGACGGCCGCGACTACAGGCACGATTCGAGTCGGCGATCGCCTGGCAACCACCACCGGCGTAGCCGGCGGCACGGCAATCCTTGCTCAATTGAGCGGCACGACCGGCGGCGATGGGACGTACAGCGTATCGAACACTATTAATACTGCGAACCGTAGCATGTGGACGAAAGCGCTGCTCATCCGCTCCTATGACACGTCTTTGGGCAACAACGCGTGGAGCATCAAGGCGGTCGGCAATCCCGTCCGATTTTGCCTGGGATATGCCTATAATCCGGCAGCAAAGTCGTTCGTGTTTTTCAACGGCGGATCGGATGGCTACAATGTCACCAATCTCGGGCGGGATGACGACGTCGAAACGAGCTACGCTTATCCCGTTCGTGTGCTCGGATGCTCGCTCTGGTTTGGCTGCGGCGACGATACCAATGACATGGTTAGTGGTGGCACAGCTTGGCCGACCTACAACCCAGCCGCGACCTCCATCATCACAAACGCACAGCTTAGTGGCAGCGTAGTGCTTTTTACCGATCCCGAGTCGAGCACGGCAAGCTTCAGCCGCGCGCTGTCTGATAAGATCACGGGCCAGGGTCGAGCGGTCGGCTTCGCGTCAAATGTCCCGATCTACGACTTCTACGCGTATCAGAATTCCGACGCGGCCAAATGTCAGTGGGACATTCTAAACCCGAATGCAGCTTACAACGACAGCACGCATCTGTCGCGGCGGGCCAACAAGCGGTTCAAATCCAACCAAATACGAACGCTCTTCAAACGACTTTGTGCCTTAGCCTGATTATATTGTATTGTGTGGCGAAAGCCGGCTTTTGGACAAAAGATGGTGGCGAGCGACGGTTGGACGGTGCCCGTCATCTGCGCGCGATCAGTTTGCTCAACTGATGGGATGGATGCTCTATAGCAACGTAAAACGCCCACGCGCTCAGGCCAATCACGATAGCCTGGGCAGGGTAGAAAGCTGCCGGCGACCACAATTGAAAGTTATTCCGGAACAAGGTGAGCGAGAACTGATGGACCAGATATATGGAATACGCCGCACGTCCTAAAGCCTCCAACCGGTCGTTCGTTGCATGGCTGGTCAGGCGCTGCAGTTCCTTCGCTAACCACATATAACCAACCGGAACGAAGGCAGCGACCGCCCAAGTGAGGGGAATCTTGATCGGCGCATGGTAAAATAGAAACGTTGCGAGAATGGCACTGATCGGCAGCGCCGCACGCAACATCCACGTCGGCGGTAGGATATCGTCGAACAAGATGCCGGATCGATACCGTTCAGCGAGCACTGCCCCGAGCAACCACATTGGTGCGCAAAATAGGAAGGTCGACACCCCAAAATTCCAGGGCCGAGCCGTGTCAGGAAAAGCGATCAAGAGCCCGATGCTTACGGCAGCGCTTATAATCGTTGCGCGCGTCCAGTGCCCCCGTATGAGCGGGAAGAGAACGGGGTAAAGTACATAATAAGCCAGCTCGCAATAGACGCTCCACAGCACGCTATCTAGCGCGGCTACATATTCCCGACCGGACGCGTGGGCCGCGGCCAAAACTACAAGCAGTGGGATGCCGATACGCAAACCACGCTTGATGAGAAACGGCACAACCGGAATGCGCTCCTTCGCGACATTCGGAAAGTGAATGCAGAATCCTGAGATGAAGAAAAATACGCACACGGCTAGCGTGCCGTTTGGAAGGCTGTCCCATGCTCCGGCCACCAGCTTCCACGGGCCGTGAGTTTCACCCGCGAACCTGGAGAATGGTACCCACGCACCATGGCCCGCAGCCACAACTGCGGCTGCAATGAAGCGAAAGCTATCGAGCCCGCGAACGAAGTGGGGCGTGGGCGCGACGCTGGCGGGCATGAAATTGCTTATCGCGATAGCTCGCGCGCTTCAACCGAGCTGCTTCGGAGGATCTGATACGAGCCTGACGCTTGTCCCTCCCCCACGAGAAAGACACTGCCCCAATGACAATGACGACCAAGTCCGCCCCAACCTGGCTGGCATGGCTGCCCGTCGTCACGACCTTTGCGCTGATCGCGGGCTTTCTGTTGTCAACCGGCGGCAAAATCAACCAGCTAGCCGATCACGAACGCCGTCTGACCGCGCTGGAAACCCGTCGCGATTTTGACGCGGATAAGCTGGACAAGATCAACGAACGGACAGCGCGCATAGAGGCGAAGCTGGAAGTGGTGCTGCCCACCGCCCCCGCCGCCAAGGGGGTGGCGAGATGATGGAAAGCGCTGGACTGCTTCTGACGACGCTGGCGTTCGCACTGATGCTAGTTCCTCCGCTTCACGCCACGATTGCCGGTCACCGCATCAGCGGCGCCTATGTCGAGGGCGGATTGCTCGAACCGCACCACCCCGCGCCACCTCGCCCCGACATCGACGCCCTCCTCTGCGCGGCTGACAATACCCTCGCCAATGACCCGCTGATCCGCGCGACCGCCGCGATCGCCGAGGCCTACGACCAAGCCTGACCCAGCGGCGTCCGGCCGCAATCGGAGGAAAGCATGACCCTGCTACGCAAATGGTGGGCGCCTGTCCGCGCCCGCCTGATCGATGACGCGCGCTTGTGGTGGCGTTTCTGGAGTATGCGCCTCGCGGCGTTGGGGGCCGTCGTCACGGCATTGGCACAGTGGTTTCCCGACGCCCTCTCGGCCGCGTGGAACGCCATGCCGTCAGACATGCGGGGACTCCTTCCCGCGCCGTTGCTCCACTCGATCCCGGTGATCCTGTTCGTCGCCGTCATGATCGCGCGGATCGTGGCGCAGAAGAAGGCGACACCCAATGGCTGAAGGCGTCGATAGCTTCGTGGAAAGCGACGCTGCGCCGCGCGCCGGCTGGGCACGCAAGGGCGCCATCGCCGGGGCGGTCGCGGCCATCCTTGCCGGCGTCTATGCCGTCGAGGGCGGCTATGTGAACGACGCCCGCGATCCGGGCGGCGCAACGAGCTATGGCGTCACTGAGCAAGTCGCTCGCGACTATGGATATCGCGGTGACATGCGCCGGTTCCCGCAGCATTGCGATGGCCCTGCAACCATTTGCGCCGATGCCGTCTATGTACGGAGCTACATCGCGGCACCTGGCTATATGCCGCTGGTCGAGATCGAACCCGCGGTTGCGGGCGAGTTGATCGACACAGCGGTCAATATGGGGCCGCGGCGACCCAATCGCTGGTATCGGCTGACGATGAACGAGCTGGGCGGGGCGCGCCTGCCCGACAGCGCGGCATCGTTGGGCCCTGTCGACGTCGCGGCATATCGGATGCTCCAGGCAAAGCTCGGCGTCGTCCCCGCTTGCACCGCGACGCTCGACGCGCTCGATGCCCGGCAAGCGGCGGAATATCGTCGGCTTGCCGCGACCAACGCCAAGCTCCGCGCCTTTCTCAAGGGATGGCTCCGTCACCGGATCAAGAACGTCGATCGCAGATCCTGCGGCAAGGGAGACGGCTGA